GTCGCCGTGGGATTACTGATCTGGGTGGCAGTACCCACGCCCGGGAGGACCGCATACACGCCGCCGTGCACGGCGAACACCGACACGTGCCGTCAGCAGCGGATCGTTGCATTGGAGTCTCGCCTCGACACCCTGCAGTCGCGGGTCGCCGCCTTAGAGGCGGCCCACCCCACCACCACCACCACCACGACCACCACGACGACCACCACGCCGGTCACCACGAGCACGACGACACCGACCACCACCGCGACAACCACACCGACGGTGTCCCCAGCGGGATTCCCGGACGCGGCGTCTACCGGAGTACCGGACGGGACAGCGCTCACTATCCACTCCGGGTCATGGACTTTGACGACAGCCGGGCAGGTCATCACCGGCATGGACATCCGGGGATGCGTCACGGTAAACGCCCCGAACGTGACGATCCGGAACTCGCGGATCACGGGCGATTGTTGGACCGCGGTCGATAACGATTCGACCGCACTGACCATCGAGGATTCGACAGTCATCGCGACGACCGGTGCGACGGTCGGGGTCGGCTGGTCCGACTACACGCTGCGCCGCGTCGAGATCAGCGGCGGGTCGGATGGTGCGTTCGCGAACGGGAACGTCCTCGTCGAGGACTCCTGGATACACGGCATGATCCCAACAGGCGACTCTCACAACGACGGTATCCAGGTCACCTCGGGCAGTAACATCACGATCCGGCACAACACGATCGACAACGCACTGTCCGAAACGTCGGCGATCATGCTGGGTGCCGATCAGGGGAACATCTCCGGGATCACCGTGGAGAACAACCTCCTAAACGGCGGCGGATACACCCTGTACGCCGGAGCCAATCCCCCGACGGGCAAGACGATCAGCAACATCCGGCTGATCGGTAACCACTTCGGCCGGACGTACTGGTCAACGTGCGGGTACTACGGGCCGATGGCCGCGCAGGACGACCCGGAGATCACCATGTCTGGGAACGTGTGGGACGACACAGGGGCGGCAATCACATGACATCGCCGATCCTCGCCGCACCGGAGAGACGGTGGACGTGCCCGAACTGCGACCACGTACACATCACCAGGGAATCCGCCCCGCACACCCCGTTCCATCCGTGCCGGGGATTGCGTCTACTACTGGCACCCATGGTTGAGGCCGGCACGGCGGCGCACGTGAAGGCAGTTGAGCGCGGCGACTGGGTAGGACGTGAGGACGTCCAAACCGACGCCGAGGGCCGGCCAGTTATGGCGGTCGTCACGACCCGAGACGAGGGACAGGACTGCACGGTGTTCGCGCCGTGCGCAACCGGGATAGGTGAATAGGGATGGCCTGGACAAACAGTAAGATCTTTCGGCCGATGCTCGCCGACGTCCTCGGGAACGTGTGCGCGATGGACTTCGACGCGGACTCCTTCAAGGCGGCTCTGTACGGCACAACCCCGACCCCCGACCAGAACGTGACGTCCGCGAACTCCGCCTACAACGTGGGCCAGTGGGCATCCGCGAACGAGGTCAGCTCCGCCGGCCAGTGGGCCGCCACTGGCGTCGCACTGGCCTCGCAGTCCCTGAACTCCGCTACCAGCGCTGTCGTGTTCTTCGACGCCGCAGATACCGCCTCCGGGGCGACCGCGACCCTCGCAGCCGTATACGGAGCACTCGTCTACGACGACACCCTCACCACGCCGGTCGCGGACCAGGGAGCCTGCTTCAACTACTTCGGTGGATCCAACTCCGTCACATCCGGGACCTTCACGGTCGTCTGGAACACAAACGGAGTATTCCGCTTCACCCTCTGACGGTGTGACCTACCGGGGAGGGGAGGGCTGAATGGCCTACGCCGTCCTAGCGACAACTCTCCTGACCTCCACCACCGCGACCCCTATCACTCGGACCGTGACCGCTACCTCGGGGCGGGTCCTCGTCGCGTTCGTGTGGGCCGACGACTCGTTCGGCGCCAACGCGGGTCACAACGACTTCACGATCACGAACTGGACGAAGATAGACGGCGGGGTCAACTGGGTCGGAGCCGGAATCTACTGGCGGGTCGCGACCGCAACGAGCAGCGACAATGTCTCCATCACCCCCGCCGCAGGAGCAGCGGGGGCCGGGATCCTCGTCGTCGAGATCGACAATGCTGACACGACGACACCGGTCGATGTCCACTGGATCGACGCCACCCAGGGCGGGGCCGAGGCGAACGTTTTCACCGCCGGGTCATCGACGACGAACGCCAACGACTACGCACTCTTCTTCGCCGCCTCGTCCGGGACCGACGCGTCGTTCTCGACCCCACCGACCTGGACGAACAGCGTCACCGACCTCATCACCAACCCGATCCACTTCACCGCCCGGGACCAGGACACGGCCTGGTTCGGGGTCAGGACTCTCACATCGACGGTGACCCTCTCGACGACACTGACCGTCGGTGCGGCTGGACACTCCACCACGCACCCTGTCCTCGCGCTCGTCGCGATCAAGCAGGCCGCCGCCGGTGGGACGAACGCCGCGGCGGAGAACTCGGCAGCAACCGGGTCCGCCGGCGACGCTGCGCCGTCGGTCGCAGCGTCGTCGGACGTATCCATTGGGACCGGCGCGGCTGGAGACGCTGCGCCGTCGGTCGCTGCACCGCCTACTGCGTCCGCTGGGACCGGAGCGGCTGGGGACGCCACCACGGCTGTCTCGGCCACGGCGTCCGCCGTTTCCGGGACCGGCGTAGCGGGAGACCTCGGGGCGGCAGTCGCACAGCCAGCAGAGGCCGCCGCCGCTACGGGAACTGCGTACGACGCGACCGTGTCGACGTCGTCCTCGGCGTCAGTGAACGCCGAATGCCCCGCTGGAACCGGGACCGCGTACGACGCGACCGTTACGACGTCGGCGGCGACGTCAGTGAACGCCGAATGCCCAACGGGATCGGGCACCGCATACGACGCCACGGTGTCGACGTCCGTATCGGCAGCAGCGGGAAGCTCGGCAGTAACAGGGACCGCGTACGACGCCACGGTGTCAACATCTGCCGCGGCGTCAGTGAACGCCGAATGCCCCGCTGGAACCGGGACAGCGTACGACGCGTCCCAGTCCGTCTCGGCGACGGCGGAGGGTGCGGCAGGAACCGGGACCGCGTACGACGCGACCGTTTCGACGTCCAGCTCTGGCACCGCGAACGCCGGACTCCCGGCCGGAACAGGCACCGCGTACGACGCCGGTATCTCCGGGACCGCCGCGGCGGAGAACGCCGGAAGCACAGGAACCGCATACGACGCGACCGTAACCCTTCTGCGGGAAGCGGCGGCCGAAGCGGCGGCTGCCACCGGGACCGCGTACGACGCGGCCATAGCGGTCCTCGTGGCGGCAGACGCGGCACTCGCCACGGCGGCAGCGTTTGACGGCTTGGTTACCGGCGGGGAACGCAACGCCCAGTCCACCCCATCCATCTCGGGATCCCCATTCGCGGCGACAGTTACCGCCCGTGCCGTGTCCATGTCAACTGTGAGCGACTGAGGAGGGGCATGTCGTCGACCGTGTTCAACGCCTCAACCAGCGAACTCGCGACCCTCGGCAACACGTTCACCGTCTCCGGGACCCCAACCGATCCGACCACTCTCACGCTCACCATCACATCCCCGTCCCAGACCGTGACCGCGTATACGTATGCGGCGTCGCAGATCACAAGGACCAGCGCCGGCCTCTACACGAAGGACGTCGCATGCCCGGAGGCCGGCACCTGGCAGTACCAGTGGGTCGGGACCGGGGCCGCTTCTGATGCGACAGCGGGTACGTGGGAAGTCCAAGAGACGACCCTGGGGAACCTGTACGCCACCATCGAGGCACTCAAGTCCCGCCTATCCATTCCCTCCACGGACACCGCGGACGACTACGAACTGCACCAGGCCTGCTTCGCGGCATCCCGGGCGATAGAGCACTACTGCCAGCGCACGTTCTGGCGCACCGCGGCTGGAACCGCAAGGACCTTCGTCCCGGAGGATTCGGACTGCCTCGCGTTCGGCCCGTTCTGTGACCTCGTCACCGCCACCGCGGTCAAGACCGACGACGACGCCGACGGCGCCTTCGAGACGACCTGGTCCACGTCGGACTACTATCTGACGCCGCGCAACCCGACCGCCGCGCCGGAACAACTCCCCTACACCGGGATCCGTATCGTCACGCGACTATTCCCAGCGCTGCGCTACGCCTGTCGTGACGACCTGGTGCAGGTCACGGGGACATGGGGGTGGCCCACTGTCCCGTACGGGATCCGGCAGGCCGCGCTCATCGCCGCCGCCGAAGCCTTCAAGTTGAAGGACGCGCCGGCCGGTGGGATCGCTGGCATGGGGGACTTCGGGGTCGTCCGGATCCGCGCCAACCCACAGGTTGCTGGGTTCGCGGGGCCGTACCGGCTGTACCCGGGTGGCGTGGCCTGATGTCCACTGTCACGCAGATCCGGGCGGCCCTCGCCGATGCTGTGGATGGGGTCGGCGGACTCCGAGCCAGTTCCTACCCGCCGGGATCCATCAACCCGCCGTCAGCGGTCGTGACCCGGCAACTGTCGGCGTTTGACCAGGCCTTCGGGAACGTGGACGGCTGGCAGTTCAAGGTCACAGTCCTCGTCGCCTATATCGACGCCAGAACCGCACAGGACCAGCTCGACGCGTTCCTGTCGGGGTCCGGTACGTCCTCGGTCCGGCTGGCGCTGGAGACAGACCCGACCCTCGGCGGGGTCGTCGCCTTCACCCGCGCCGTGTCCGCCGGCCCCGACGTCCTCACCGAGGTAAACGGCGTCCAGTACCTGTCCGCGGACATCACGGTAGAGGTCGGATAATGCGGTGGGTCGTCGCTCAACCCGGCCCCTCCTGGTCCGTGCAGGACGTCCATGTCGGGTGGTGCGAAGCCCTCCGCGCACTCGGCGAGCAAGTCACGGAGTTCAACCTCGACGACCGCCTGGCGCTCTACTCCCACGCGATGATCGACATCGGTGACCCGGGCGAGCACGGTGAACTCCGGATACGGCGAGCCCTCACCAACGACCAGGCCGGCGAACTTGCCATCAACGGCCTCGCCGCCATGCTGTTCAAACTCCGCCCAGACGTCCTCCTCGTCATCTCCGGGTTCTTCATCCCACCCCAGATGCTCGACCAGGCCCGCTGGTACGGGACCCGGGTCATCATCATGCACACCGAGAGTCCCTACGAGGACGCGCGGCAAATCCAGCTGGCCAAGCACGCCGACATCAACATGATCAACGACCCGTTGAACCTCGACCGGTTCCGGGAAGTCGCCAATACGTCCTACGCCCCCCACGCGTTCCGGCCCATCGTCCACCACCCGGCACGGCCCGACCCGAAACTGATCTGCGACCTCGGATTCGTCGGCACCGGGTTCGGGTCTCGCCGCTGGTTCTTCGAGCACATGGACCTCGCCGGACGGGATGTTCTCCTCGCCGGGAACTGGCAGGGCCTCGCCGAGGATTCCCCGCTCCGCGCCCACCTCGCCGACCCCGACCCGGAGCATTGCTGCGATAACACCGAGACTGCCCGGGTCTATCAGGCCGCTCGCTGCGGCATCAACCTGT